CCATTGAATAGTTCAATGGTGCTGACCGGCTCTCCTAAAGTTGCTTATTTCGATCCAGCGACAGGACTTTACACGATAGAGCCTGTAGGTTTTGCCACTCCTACCGTGGCTCCGACTCTAAGCGAAGATTTAGGTTCTGGAACAAAAGGGATGCAGCCGGGAGAGTATTCTCTGAGGCTGGTGCCGTCATCTACATTTACAGGTGGCTATTCCAATCCCGGCCCTCGGGCGAACGTCACGTTGACTACAGCCAACTCGCGGATTAAAGTGGACGTTAATGCGGTTGCCTTTCCGGCTGGAGCTGATCAGTGGGATGTTTATGGAAGTCAGTTAGGCGTCGTTCAAGTCAATCAGGGGCCGTGGCAGTTCGTGCGCAGCGTGCCCTCAACTGAAATTTCAGGCGGCATATTCTTTATTGAGTATCTGAACGCTGAGATAGCTCGGCAGGGCGAGTTGGAGTCCGACAATAATCCTCCACCTGATTCCGGGTTCATTTCCACTCTACAAGGCTATCCACAGTGGATCAGTGCTTTTGGGAAGTTTGGTGGTAGTCCTGGCCCTTCGCTGGTGCCGGCCACGCCTCAGAACCTTGAAGGTGCGCCAGAGATTTGGAATGTCACCTCATCGCCGCCAGAAGACATTTTGGGTGTGATTACCTCCCTTGCCAGACTCTATCTACTATGTCCTAAAAGTCTGCAACAGGGCATCTATGCGCCCACCAGTGACCCGTTAATTCCACCTACGCAGATCAGACCTTACTGGTCGATGGGATTTGGCAATCCTTATCAACTAATCTCTGTATTAGGGCTTTTGATTGGATACTCTACAATTGGGCCAACCAGATCAACCGCAGACATTGAGAAGTCAGATGAACAATTTATCGGGGCGCATGTAGTTCAGGACACTAAAGATACTATTCAGGCAAATTGGATGGTTGCTTATGATGCTGACCCTCTAGTAAATGCTGCGTGTTTCTTCTATCCCGGTTTTTCCACTAACGCTGATGGATGGTTAACAACTAAAGTTGACCTGTGGGGCTTTAATCAACTGGACTGGATTGGCTCAGTGCTGATTGAGAGTTCCACCCGAGACATGTATGTAACAGGAGCAGCCACGGTAGACAACAAACTCTACTTCCTCGCTGGTGGACGCACCCAAGGGGGTGGCAGCACGGTTACGATTGATACTTTTCTCTGGAATACTCCAGACGGTAGCCCGACTGATGCTTATGCGCTGTGGGAAGTTCAAAGTGGCGACATTTTAGATCAAAACAAATCCCTTCGTGCAGCAAGAGTCAACGGGAAATTTACCGACGCGCAACTTATGCTCTACGCGTGGGACAGCGCAGAATCGGTGGACGTGGATAAAGCAGCGGCAGGTATTAATCCGCAAATCACGATTGATTTAGACACAGTGACGGATATCGAAACAACGCACAGAATTCCCTGTAACATGCCTAACGCCTTTTTGTTTACAGCGAGATTTAGCGAAACTTACGATGGGGTAAGTGATCCCGATCAGTTAAACGGAGTCTTGATCGAGTGGATGCCTTCGGGGCCGCGTAGGTAATCCTAGGCTTGCCGTGAACGAATATGATTACAGGTAGGGCAATAACGGCGTCCGTTTTCTCGCAATCTAAATGGATGTCCTCTCACGCACTTGGTTTTGCGAGCATTCTGAGCGGCTATATTATTTCCTCGTAGGGTATTTATACGCGAACTGACGAACTCCAAATGCACAGGATTACAGCAAGAAGGGTTTCGACATAAATGATCTAGTTCGCCATGTTTTTGCCCTTTAGGCAGTGGATGAATTGTCCATGCAAAAAGAACTCTGTAAATCTTTTCATAGCACCCCGTTTGAGACCACCAGATTTGTCCGTATCCCCATTTTTCGCGGGAGCCAGTCCATATCCAACATGGAATATTGTTGTAAGTCACGTCAGGGTGAGTGCTAATCTTAGAAAAGATGCGCTTAATATCTTTGAGCGGGACATGCGCGATGTTAAGATATTCAAGGGACATGACTCGAAGTTACCTTTCGATTTGTGATTGAGCCGTTCGCCTTCAACGCGGGCGGCTCTTTCCCTATTCTAACACAATTATGGCTCAAATTGGCGATGGCATCTCAACTCCCGCGGTCGAGCAAGACCCGAGTATTGCGCAAATCCAGGCGGCCACCTCAGTTGCTCTTACGCAAACTCAAGTTGCTCTACCAGCAACGGGATTTGTTGCCAGCGTTAATTCGCTTTCCGGCCTAATCACCATTCAAGCGGGAACGAGTAGTCCTGGGGTTACAGTTACTATAAGCAGTGATGGAGTAACAACGCTCTCCATCGGAGTTACCGGCATCAGCGCCGCAGGAACAGCCAAAAGCAATATCATCGCCGCGGCTCCCACGATAGCTAATGACGAATCTGAGGGCTACGCGGTGTTCTCGCTATGGATAGACAACACTGTTCCTGCTACGCCGACGATCTATATCTGTAGTGACCCCGCTTCAGGAGCAGCAATCTGGACTGCTTTGAATTGATTTATGCTAAAATGCAGCGGAGCCGATGACGTGATCACCGGCCCCGCTTTGCCCAAGTCGATCAACGGAGGATCGAAGCAATGGACGCACAAAATAATATCACACCGACAGTTTCCATAGTCATCGGCACCTACACCCGCTACGACAAATTAAAAGAGTGCTTAGCGTCCATCCAGGAATGGATTGATCCATGCGAAGTGATTGTAGTAGCTAACGGAGCGCCGCCTGTCACTCGTGAAATCGTCACTGACTTTGCCAGTAGATGGACAGGCACTTGTAAGTTCCTGGGCTTTGATGATCCACTAGGCTACCCCAAAGCCTACAACGCAGGGATTCGTAAATCGTCAGGTGAATATGTTGTTCTGCTCAATGATGACGCCTTGTTTCTGCCACAGCCAAAGAATGAATGTATCAACGTAATGCTCAAGCCCATGCTGGCTGATCCAACGGTAGGCATTACCGGCCCACTGGAAGAATACGACCCTAATTCAAATGAACAGTTTCTGATTTTCTTTTGTGCGATGGTTCGTCGCAAGGTCTTTGATTCTGTCGGACTTTTAGACGAGACTTTCAAGTACTTTGGTGAGGACACTGATCTCTGTATCAAAGCACGGCGAGCAGGATGGAAAGTAGTCAGAGTGCCTGAAGAACATCCTACTGAACTGAAGCCTCTCGATCCCAATACAACCACACTGGAGCCGTGGAAGCACGATAAAGTTCACACGGGCATGTTCCATATTTTCCACGATGCGGAGAGCACTATTGGCAATTTACCTGACAGTGAAGAAGTGTTAAGAGAGAGTCGGGCAATTTTGAAAGAGAGGTACGGCAAAGAAGAAGTGAACCCGAACCAATGCAAATGCGGCGCACAGATAGTTGACGGAGTGTGTATCGGATTTGAAGGAAAAGAGAACTGCGATGGGTTGTATTTGTGGCGTGCAGCACTCATAGATGGATGGTTCGGTGAATCTGAAGGTGCGTGGTTAGCGAGTCAGGTTAAGGCGCTCCCTAAAGGAGCGAAGGTAGGGGAAATTGGGAGCTGGCACGGACGCAGTTCTCGATTCATTGCTGATAATCTTCCTGAAGACGGACAGGTTTGGTGCTGTGATACGTGGAATGGTTCATCGGGAGAGCCGGAGATGCACGGCACAGCACATTGGGACAGGGGTGATCACGCTTTTCAGTGGTGGTGGTGCAATCTTCAGGAGCATATCGTCGCGGGACGAGTAGTGCCCGTCAGGATGTTCAGTGAGAACGCAGCACATACTATCAGCCATCTCATTAGCAAAGGTCAGATGCAGAAGTTCGATCTAATCTTCGTGGATGGCGACCATTCTGAAGAAGGCATCAAGATCGACGTAGAAGCATGGTTGCCGCTATTGAAAGAAGGCGGTCTGATTTGCGGTCACGATTACTACAAAGAGAATGAAGGGCCATACTGGGTTCACGTCAGACAGTTTGTAGAGCAGAAATTTCCCGAGGTTCAGAAAGCCGCCACGAGTCTTTGGTGGATACGGCCTGAAAAGATTAACCATGCCATCTTCGACTGTTTCCTCTTCAGCGACGAACTCGACCTTTTAGAAACTCGATTAACCGAAACTGATGAAGTAGTAGATCGGTGGGTTATTGCCGAGTCGGTGACAACTCATTCAGGAATCGCAAAACCTCTTTACCTGAAAGAGAGTTTTGAACGTGAACCTGAACGATGGGCTAAGTGGATTAATCGAATTACCCATATCGTTGTCGCTGACACACCGGCCCCGCCTGAAGGCGCTAACGTAACTGACGCTGCGTGGATGCGAGAACGCTGGCAGCGCGACTCGTTAATGAAAGGGCTGACTGATTGTAAGGATGACGACATTATTCTAATCGGTGATGCTGATGAAATCCCTAGCGCAGAAGCAATTAGAAGTTATGATCCGGCCCAGGGATTGTGCAGGCTGAAGCAGCGATTGCTCTATTGTTACGCTAATTTGGAGAACAAGGAAGGATGGGACTGGCTCAAGATTGCTCCGTACAGAATAGTGAAAGAACTAAGCCCCTGCGGAGTGAGATATCCACCCGCTGGTCATACACCGATAATTGAGAATGGTGGGTGGCACTTTTCATTTATGGGAAATGTGGATGCGTGGATCAAAAAACTCGAATCTACCGCTCATCAGGAATACAACAAGCCGGAGTACAAGGATCGAGAAGTTTTGATGAATCGAGTTCTGAGTGGTCAGGACTTGTTAGGCCGTGAGGGACTGTACTATGAGTTTGTGGACGTAGATGATACTTACCCCAAATTCATCCGAGACAACATTGACAGATTCAAAGCCAATGGATTTATTCACGAGGTAGATATGCACGCTGAAGCCAAAGGATTCATTGCTCAGGTAAAACGGGATCATCCTGAATGGTTCTACGGCATGGTAGTGCTGGAAGTTGGATCGCTGAACGTGAATGGTTCGGCCAGAGAATTCTTTCATGGAGGCATGTTTCACGGAATTGATTTAGCTGAGGGCGACGGAGTTGATGCTGTTAAGCACGTAACCGAAGTCACGGGTGATGGGTTGTGGGACGTAGTAATCAGCACTGAAGCTCTTGAGCATGATGAAAAGTGGCGAGAGTCAATTGCGGCAATGTTCAGGCTGGTCAAACCGGGAGGGGCGCTTATCATTACTTGTGCTGGCCCAGGCCGGCCTGAGCATGGCACTAAACGAACTGAAACAAAGTCATCTCCCTTCACCACTGACTACTATCGAAATATCTCTACCGATGATTTCATTTCAGTGATTCCAATGGAGGATTGGGCCAAGGCTGAGTTGACCTATGGCCGGGGTGGGCAGGACTTGTACTTTTGGGGAATTAAGCCGCAAGTGGCCTTGGATACATCAAGTGAAATTGTACGAGAAGAATTTCATGAACCACTCACCGTTACCGCTGAAGTCTCGACAAAAGATCGCTACACAACCACATTACCTCTAACCATTTCGGCCATCATCAACCAGACCCGCAAGCCTGAGAGATTAGTAATCTATGATGATAGCGAGAACCGGATTCCGCCTGAGAAGTTAATTGAGACCTCGCCTTTTAGCGGTCTGTTTGTGCTGTGTCACGACTTGGGAATCCAGCATGAAATCTTTGAGACACCACGAGAAGGGCAGGTGAAGAATCATCAACATGCGCTTGATTGTGCCACTACTGATCTGCTCTGGAGAATTGATGATGACGAAATTCCTGAACCGAACTGTCTGGAGAACTTACTGAAAGAAATGAAAGATGGTGTCGGGGCCGTGGCCGGATTAGTGCATCATCCAGGTAACGTCTCACCCTTACCACCGAACGTGGATGGATCGCTGAATGATTTATTCCTTGGAGTGAATATTCAGTGGTATAATTGGGAGACGAATGGGAAGGGGAAGACCTAACTTTTGTGGTGTTTATTGTCTAATCAACATAGTTAGTAATCGTGTTTACGTCGGGAGCGGGGTAGATGTTAACAGTCGGCTAAGCGAACATTTTCGTGAGTTACGTCAAGGCGTTCATAAAAATAGACATCTTCAGGCATCGTTTAATAAGCATGGATTACAATCGTTTGGTTGGTTCGTTTTAGAGCGATGTGATTTTGATGTTAAATACGACCGTGAACAATTTTGGATTGACACTTTTGCAGCTGTGGATATTGGCTACAATATTAGACCTCGCGCTGACTTTAAATCCGTGAACGAAGAAACAAAGAAACGGATTTCTATTGCTCTGAAAAAGAGAAAATTTCGAATGCCTGATCATGTTAAAGCCGCGATAAGCGCGGCGAATTTGGGTCGATCAATCGGCCCACATTCTCTTGAATGGCGCACTAAAGTTTCAATTGCTTTGACAGGCAGAAAACGTCCTGAGTTTTCAGCTGAATGGAAACGTAACATGGCGCGCCCTTGTCGATTTCGTGCCGTGGAATGTTTTACGCTTGACGGAAAGTCTGTCGGGAAGTTTTCGAAAGCAAAAGACGCTGCTGCTCTTCTCACTGGAGGGCGAGTTACAGGCATTTACCAGTGTCTCAATGGTCACGCTAAGACCGCATATGGATTTTTATGGAAACCAATCTCAAGTCACGGGAAGTAGAACATCTCTACTCAACCTTTTTATATCGCGTAGACGTGGCCAAGAAAGCAGGTGGCTATCCATTAAATCTTTCCATCATCGGGCATCGAGAAGAGTCGTGGTTCAGCATTCAACTCAAGCGTGCGGGATACAAGTTGATCGTCACTCCCTACGCAAAGACCTGGCATCTGCGAGAAAACTCCGGTGGGATTAGATCGTTTTCAGATACGTCTCTATGGGAACATGATGAACAGTTGTTTCAAGCCTACCTGAAAGCGATCGGACATGTGCAGCCTGACTCAAAATTTGTTTGCCTGGATTGTGGGCTGGGTGATCACTTTTTGTTCAGGGCATTATTAGTTGACGAGTTCAAACGGAAGTTTCCTGATCGGCATTGGACATTAGCGGTATGTTTCCCTGACGTGTTCGAGGATGTGCCGAACGTGACGCTGATCTCCATTGCCGATGCGAAGTTAATTCTCGGCAATCAATATGACCGCCACTCAATTTATGCCCATATGTGGGAAAGAGATCACAAGGGCCATGTGCTTGATGCCATGAGGGAATTCTATGGGTAAGATTGTTTTAGCTCCACGCGCTGCTAGATTATTTGATGGACGCCCCTCTCCGAAAGACTATCCGTGGTGGCCCAAGGTAGTTCAGCGATTGAACGAGCAAGGTCATGAGATAATTCAAATTGGCGTGGTAGGCGAGGAAAGGATTGAGGGTGTAGCGCAGTGTCTCGTTAACTGGCCGCTGGCGTCTCTCAAAGTGGTGGTTGAGCAGGCTGATTGTTTTCTTACCGTTGACAGCTTCTTGCCTCACTTTGTTTTCGCGCAGAAAATTAACACTCGTGGTGTAGTAATCTGGGCGCAGAGCGATCCGGCACATTGGGGGCACTCACAAAACATCAATCTCTTGAAAGACCGGAAATTTTTACGGGAAAGACAGTACCAGGGATGGATGGACGCGCAGTACAATGAAGAAGCTTTTGTTTCGCCGGAGGAAGTAATTGACGCTGTTAATGCGATCTTTAAATCCCCAAACCGAGCAAGAACTGTTTCGGCAAGCGTATGAGTGGCGGCAAAGTCCGAGGCGACATCGCATCTCGTTTGAGGACTTTGCTGCTGATAGTCCTTCTCAGATAACTCTCGGACTATTCAACGGCGAACTTCAAGCCGTTTACTTCTTTCATCAAACAGGCCCAACAGAGTTTCAGGCCCATTTCACTTCCCGCCGCGGCGCAGACAGGTCGTTGGTACTGGCCGGGGCCATCACGCTGGTCAAGTGGTTTCAGGAAAATAACCTTGAAATGGTGGTCTATATTGACAAACGGAACAAGCCTTTGTGTCGTTTTGCCGAAGAAGCTGGATTTCTCCCTGTATTCGTGTCAGAAAATACCGCTAGACAAAATGACACAGATGCGCCTATAGTTCCTGTGACCACTCAACTTTGGGTGGAATATCGGAGTCAGGTGAATCCCTCTGGGTCTTTCGAGCAAAAAACAGACGACACAGGGCACGACGGCTAGTACGGCCAGTTACGGATATCAAACGCCGCCTGAAACTCCAGCCCTTCAGACACTTAAAAATCAAACATTTGAAATCGACCCTGGAATAGCCGCTCAGTACGGGACGGCGAGGTCTGACCTGAACCGGAGTTTTGCCAACCCGACAGGTGGGTATGTAAGTCCGCAGGTTGCCGCCATGCAGCGCGAGTCAGGCACAGAGAGGCTGAACCGTGACGAAGCCCAGGCGATGCGGGAAGGCCAATACGACGTAAATAAGCTGAACTTCGCTCGCAATCAGGCTGTAGCTGGGATGAGTCAGCCGACTTTAGTTCAGACAGGTTCAACAGGAAGCCAGCAGGGAGTTACAACACAGTCTCAATCCCCGTGGGCGACCATT